CACGCTTAACGCAAATACAAAGCTTTGGCTTACAAACCAACCAAAGACGGAATACTACGCAACCCTAGCACAGGACATTTGGCTTAACGCTAAAGCAAAGCCTAGTAAGAAAATAATCTTTACCAACTCGCAAGGTGAAACTTTCTATAAAGCAACGTCAAACATTTCGAGTATTATAGGAATAGCCGTAGGCCCTAACAACTTGGGAACGCTTACGCCTCAGTCTGGAACGTTGCCACTAATCAAACCCGACACCACCTATTACACGTTCTATTACGAAGACTCGGGGCAAAGGTCTATTGAATACCGCGTAAACCTAGACCGCCGTATTTCAATTACTGAGTACGACCTCGTCTTTTTGGATCGTATGGGTTCAATGTCTAGCTTCGCCTTTCAGCTTAAAGCCTACGAACGTGGTGACGTGCTACGCGACGAATACAATAAAGACGTGCAAGGTTATGTTAGTGGCGGACAATGGAAATATGACACACACGAATACGGGTTTAACTCCTACTTTGTAAGCGCTACCAAAACGCTAGAACTTAGTACTAACTGGATGAATGACGAAATGTCACAATACTTTGAAGAATTGCTAACATCGCCACAATGCTACATGAAGCGCGTAACATACGACTGCGACGACGTAGTAAGCGAACCTTACGTACCTGTAATCTTAACGACGAACAATTACGAAGTGTTCAGACAACGAAACAAGAACCTAATTAAATACACTATAGTAGTCAAACTAGCAAATAACGATAACATCAATGGTTAAAATTGTTCTACAAGGGACTACAAGCGTAAGCGCTCAGGTCGGTACTTTTCAAAATAGAGTAATAACGGACGGCGGTGTTTTCGAAGCCCCTAACTGCTGTACTGAATTTCTAAAGTCTTTAGGTGACGACGAAGTACTAGGCGGTGTTCTTGACGTTAGGCCCGACGTAAACTTCCCTTTGACTTTCTCAGTTGGTGAAATACGCGACATAACAAAGCGCACAGGGACGTTCTCAAAGACTATCGTCTTACCTTCGACCGACAATAACAACCGCATCTTAAACCATTACTACGACGTCAATATTCAAGCTGGTACGTTCGACGTTACGAAGCTTACCTATTGCCAAGTCTTACAGAACGACGTAATTATTTTAGAAGACGCCATACTTCAACTCGTTGCCGTCAATAAGTCACAAAGCACAGACGCACATGAACAAGTTGTTAACTACGAAGTGTTAATAAAAGACACAAAGGCCGAACTATTTACGTCAATTACAAACGCTGAACTTACGGACCTAGACTTTTCAGACCTTAACCACTTTTCAAACTCAGGCGTAATCGTTTCGACCTACTCAAACACGGAAGCAAACGGGTTCAAATACATACTACCTTACTCAAATACGGGGTCTATTAACTACAATGTCCGACAACTTAAGCCCGCTATCTACGCGAAGACTTACTTCGATAGGATATTTGCAAATGCTGGCTTTACTTACGAATGGGCTAGCTTACAAGACGCACGCTTTGACAAGCTATTAATTCCTTACAACGGCGAAGAAAACCAAATAGACTGGTCCGACTACAAAGTTAAAGCTAGGGACTCCTACACCACCTCAAACACGCAACCAAGTAACGGGGGATTTTTGTCGTTCTACGAAACTTTAACGGGGTGGACGGAAGACTTAGACCCGCAGTCTTTGTTTAACCCAACAACGGGCGTTTACACCGCACCGACTGACGTAGACCCGACGGCTTCGCAGTCTTACGAATTTAAGTTTAACGTAACCTATGAAGTAAGCTTTTATAACCCTTCGGGTAGCGCAGTTCAACCTTATATCTTCAATAGTCAGTTAGGAACGTACGTGCCAGCTAGTAGAACATTCACGCCCTACTTACAAGCGGTAGGCCCTTTGGGTGGTGCTTCAAGTAGTTTAACGCCTATCGGTGTAACAGGTCCGCTAGGTTCGGGAACTACTATTTTCGGATCGTACCAAAACACGGGAATAACAACGCCTTCTGGTTACATTGCCACAGGAGACCCTTTGACTATTCGCGTAGGTATGAACTCGAACATGACATTTGGGCAGTACACGTGGAGAACTGCAGCGGGTACACCTGTTAAAGTAGACATAAACATAGACATTATAGAAGTCAGTCTAGAAGTAATGCCGAATAGCAATGTTCAGCCTATCGGTGGGGTCATTCAAATGAACGAATACGTACCGCAAAAGGTAAAACAAAGCGACTTTGTAAAGGCTATCTTTACTATGTTCAACTTATTTGCTGACATAGACCCCGACAACCCTAGCAATATAATCTTAACGCACCGCGACGCGTATTACGACAACGGCGCAGAAAAAGACTGGACTTATAAACTAGCAAAAGACCGCGAACAGAATTTAGAGTTCCTACCCGACGTAACGAACAAGCGTTTAATCTTAACCTATAAACAGGACTCAGACACGCCGAATACGCTTTACTATGGGGCTACTAAAGAAGTTTACGGGCAACAGGAATATATCTTTAATTCTGAGTACGTACGCGACATAGAAACGAAAGAAATTATTTTCAGTCCTACACCGATAGCACAGACTACATTCGGGGCGGTCGTTCCTATGATTGACGGACAAGCGCCAAAGACGAACATTCGTATTCTTTACGACGGGGGCGAACAGCCATGCGGTAGCTACAACCTAGTCGACGGCGGTACAACGGGAACGTATGGCATAAACACGTACCCAGCTATTACGCATTTCGACGACCCTATTACACCAAGCTATGATATTAACTTCGGTACGTGTGACTTCTATTACTATAGCCCTCAGACGTTAACTAATAACACCCTTTATAACCTATATTGGCGTCGTACAATTAACCAAATTAACGAGGGTAAAATGCTTAGTGCTTTCTTCTATTTGGACGAAGGCGACATACACAACCTAAAGTTAAACGACAAAATCAGAATAGACAATTCTTGGTGGAACATTAACCGCGTAATCGACTACAACGCAAACGACCAAGCGTTAACTAAGGTCGAACTTATTACCGTAGATAGCGAACAAGAACTAGTTCCTTTCATTACGAATACAGGAACGCCAGCACCTAGCCCGACTACTGAGGCAAGCTTAAATTCTGTCCTAAGGTCTACGACTACTTCGACAAACGTAATTCTAGAAAGCACAGACGTTTCAGTTTACGGACGTGGTAACACTATAGCGCAAGGGACAAGGGGCGTAGTAATTGGCGACGGACAAACACTAAACGAAGACGGAATAATTACGCCAAGAATAAACGGCGCATCTGTGCAAAGTCAAACCTATGTAGCTAATCTAACCCAAACAGGAACTAGCGCACCAACAGCTATCGAACTAAGCAATAACATAGGCGTAGTAACATGGACACGAACTTTAAAAGGCAACTATCTAGGCACACCTACAAACCCTTTCGACGCGCTTTATACTTACGTAATGATTAATAGCAATGAACATGATCATTTGAATAGTGCGTACATAAACACGGACGGAAATATAGTAGTAAAAACTACAGACACGCAGAACCACCAACATAGCGACGGGGTCTTAAATAACACAACTTTAGAAATTCGAACCTACTAGGGTTTAATATTGTTATGAACGAAGTACAAATTCCTTTAAAACTTACGGGCATTGGCTCAATGAAGGCTGAACTACGAAGCCTCAAAGCCGAAATAGCCGCAGCAACAGACCCAGCACAGGTAGAAAACCTAGCTAAAAAAGCGGGTGAACTTACCGACCGAATAAAAGACGCTAACGACGCCGTGAATGTCTTCGCTTCTGGTTCGAAATTCGAACAAATTAGTAACTCGTTCGACGGCATTAAGTCTAGTTTGATGTCTTTAGACTTCGAAGAAGCTAGCGAAAAGTCACAGGTGTTCGCGAACAACTTAGGTAAGATAGGTAAAGCTGACATTTCGGGCGCAATTAAAGGCATTACAGGAACGATTAAAACACTTGGTGGGGCTTTCGTTAAGTTAGGTGTTCAGATACTAGCAAACCCTATCTTTTTACTTGTCGCAGTTATTACGGCTATCGTTGTAGGTATCGGTGTTTTCCTAGCTAAGTTGGGAATACTACAGAAAGCGTTCGACTTTTTAATGATTCCTGTTAACGCACTTATTAACGCGTTTAAAAGACTTACGGACTGGCTAGGACTTACGACTTACGCCGCCGAAGAAAACGCACGTAAGACGCAAAAAGCAAATGAACAGGCTATGGCTAGTTCAGAAAAACGAGCAGCCAAAGTTTCAGATGCCTACGACCTAGAAATAGCTAAGGCAAAAGCTAACGGCAAAGACACTACAGACCTAGAAATTAAAAAGTCTAAAGCTATTACGGACGCTGCGCAAAAACGAGTAGCAACGGCCCGCGCTGAATACCAACAAATAAAAAACTTAACAGATAAGGATAGCATCGAACGCCGTAAGAAATTACAAGAACGAATAGCTAAGGAAAACGAAATAATCAAAAACGGAAATAAAGAAAGACAATTATTAGTTATTCAGGATCAAGCCGAAGAACAACAGGCAATAGCTAAAGCAAACGAAGAAGCAATAGCAGCGGCTAAAGCTAGAGCCGAAGAACGCGCTAAAGCTTACAAAGAAGGTAAGGCAGCTATTCAAAAAGAAATTGCCAACGCAAATAAGCTAATTACTGACTCTACAAAGACACAAAGTCAAAAAGAAATTGACGACACAAAGGCGAAATATGAAGCCCTTATAGCTGAGGCTAAGAAATACAAACAAGACGTTACGGCTTTAGAAGGTGCAAGGGACATAGAAATAAATAACATTCGTAAGGGAACGGCCGACGAGTTCGTTAAGCTAGAAACTAAGACCGCTAAAACAATTACCGAAGGCATCGTAACAAGTCGAACCGAACAACTTAAAGTGCAAGGCGAAGCTAATATGAAGTCGTTCACGGACCAACAGAAAGCGAATAAAGAACAACTAGAAGAAGAAAAGAAAGTAAGAGAAGCTAAATTTGCTCTAGCTAATATGGGCGTCGAAGCCTTGACGAACTTAGGCAACGCCTTTATTAAAGACCAAAAGAAACTAGAGAAATTCAATAAGGCTAGCGCGTTAGTTCAAATTGGTATCGACACGGCTAAGGCCATTTCAGCTTTGGTTGCTGCATCTAATCAAAACCCAGCTAACGGCGTTACAGGTGGTCTAGCGGGTATTACTCAGTTCGCTAGCGGTATCTTACAAATTACGGCTAACATTGCTAAGGCTAAACAACTTTTAACTAGCCCAAGTACAAGCCCGTCGGGTGGGGCGTCTTCTAGTTCGTCTTCGGGCAGTTCTTCTAGCGTGGCTTTAGCAGTACCGCAAGTCAATCTATTCGGACAAGGCAACAACGCGAACACGGCTAGCGCCCCTAAGGCGGTTAACGCACCTCAGAACTTCGTAGTTCAAGCGGTCGTAAGTGAAACGGACATAACAAACACACAAAACAAAATCGATAAAATAAAGAAAGGGTCTGAACTATGACAAGCTATCAAGCACTTATAAACGAAATTACGGACTTCTACGACAACCATATACAGGTTAAGAAGGTAGGGTCTGACTTCAAGGAACAAATGTTTAACTTTGCGACTAAGGATGAAAAGTACCCTATAGTTTATATCGTACCTGTTTCAGCTTTGGCCACCGAAAACACGAACGACTTTATTTTAGAAATTTATTGCTTCGATATTATTCAAAAAGACCGCGCAAATATTAACGTAATTTTGTCCGACTGCCAGCAAATTCTTTACGACCTTTACACGTACTTCATAAACTCGAATAATTACAACTTCGACCTAGTAGACACCCCTAGTTTTAACCCGTTAAACAACGACTTACTAGACTATGCTGCGGGTTGGGTTATGACCGCTACCTTTGCCGTAAACAACTGGACAGACTGCGCCGTACCACTTAAACAAGAACCGAACTAAATTTAATATAGTTATGGCAATCTATAACCGCTCATGGCTACACACAATAGCCCACGACTTACAAGCCCCCGACGTAGACGGCAACCTTTGGCAATCAATCTGTAATCACTACGGAATAACACAAACAAAAAACGGCACTTGGCTAGAAGCACTTTGCGACTTTTTCAACGTAAATAAAGCCGACGGCGAAGCATGGATTCAAGCCCTAGCTGAAGACTTTGGCGCTACAGGTCCTGTAAACGGATCATGGATTGAAGCCCTAGCCCTACAAATTCAGTCAAACGCTGACTTAATCGACTTATTTTTAGCACGCATAAACACGGACGGCGGTACATTTGAAGCCGAAGTCTGTCTAGAAGAAACTTTAAATTCATTTGAAATATGAGCCTATTAGATACTGCCAGCCTTATCGTGACTCCGAATGGAGTAAAAGAGGGAAAATTATATTCCGTTATTCCGTCCGATGGTTCTGGCGACTTGTCCGTAACAAGAGCGACCACCGCAACACGAGTAAACTCTGCTGGCTTGGTGGAGTTAGTGCCTTATAATCAATTCAACTACTCACAAAAGTTTGATAATGCGTATTGGATAAAATCAAGTTCAAATGTAACTGCTGACAATACGACCGCACCTGACGGAACTACTACCGCAGATAAAATGACCATTACCGGAGCTTTTGGTGCTGTGTATGCGAGTTCAATTCCGCTTGAAGGTACTCACACTATTTCGTGTTTTTTTAAGAAAGGCGATGCTTCAAGTGTTTACATTAATACAAACGGAACTTCGGGCAATATCTTTGGTAGTTTGAATTTAGATACATTAGCTACAAGTAGTGTAGGTGGTGCTATTGTTAATGTAGAAAACGCAGGTAATGGGTGGTATAGACTATCAATAACCGCATCTTTTACGGGCACTACTTCTTACATTGCATTTGGTATTTTATCGGCAAGCACTAATTTATTTACTTACCTATGGGGTGCACAACTTGTTCAAGGCTCAACCGCTAAACCCTACCAAAAAACGGAAACAAGACTTAACATCCCAAGACTTGACTACTCAAACGGAACTTGTCCAAGTTTACTTGTAGAACCGCAGAGGACGAATAGGGTTCTTTATAGTTCGTCTTTTGATAATGCAGCGTGGGGTCTTACTGGTGGTGTTACAATTACTGCAAATAACACAACTGCGCCAAGTGGTGTTCAGGATGCAGATAGATACATTGAGTCAACTAACGCAAATTATGCTTACGAGTTTGTCACAGATTTAAGCGGAACTTTTACCGCTTCGCTTTATGTTAAAAAAGCAAGTTCATCTACAATCGGTTTCGGTTTAGTTGCTGGAGGATTTAGTGGGGGTATGAGCGTTAAGTTTAATTTTGACACACAAACATTCAGCACACCAATTAATCACGGAAACTTTAGTTCAATTACAGCATCTTATGAAGCTCTTGACAATGGTTGGTATCGTTTAATTTTAACGGGAACAACTGCAACCGCTACTCCATATTATTTCGTAATTGGTTCGCTTCAAGAAAGCTATGCTGCGAATACATACATTTGGGGCGCACAACTCGAAGCTGGAAATTACCCAACAAGTTACATCCCAACTCAAGGGGCAAGTGTAACACGCAACGCAGATGTTATTTCAAAGACTGGTATTAGTTCGCTTATAGGTCAAACAGAGGGGACTTTGTTCTTGGACTTCTACTATGACGGGTCAAGCAACAATCATATGATTATTCGTGATTCAGGATATAGTTCTTATATCTATTTCAATAGTCCAAGTGCTAACCAATTATACGGGCAAATTCAAACTATAAACATTCAGTTCAGTATGTCAGCAACTGCGGGCAGATACAAATGTGCGTTAGCGTACAAAAGTGGTAGCTCGGCTATGTATGTAAACGGAACTCAAATAGGAACTTCAGCGACTACATTTACTTTAAGTGGTTCAATGAGTATTATTGACTTCACTTTGACCACACCGAACAACGCTATCAACGCAGCCGCCCTTTGGAAACAACGCCTAACAAATACTCAACTTCAACAGCTAACTACTATCTAATGAATATTTTTAAATTAAGCTACACAGACAAGGAACAAGCACTCGCAGACTTGAAAGCTAAAGGCATTCTTGTTGAGGTGGAGTTCAACGGAGAAAAACACGAAGCATACGGAAGCGGAGTGCAAGCAGTTGTAGAGATAGGACTTATTATGTTAACCCCTCCTATAATGGATGGAATGGAAGTAATCAAAGAACCTATCTACGCTGACGGGTATCATTACGATGTAATGTCGGACAATGAGTATGACTTCGGGTCAAACCTTGTCGAACCTAAAAACCCAAAGCACGCATTCGCTGGTCATAGTGTTAAAGAAGAGTTTCCTTACGAACCTAACTTTCTAGCAAATGGCGTACAAGAATAACGGCGTATTCAATATTAAATACAAGACGCGTAACAAGATAGCCCGAACGCTAAAGAAAATTATTGCGTCTGAAGCCCTAATCGACACAGGAAGTCTTTACGACTCTATTAGAATAAACGCACAAATACCCGCTTTAGGTGAACTAGAAATTCAAATTCTAGCTATGTACTATTTCGGGTTCTTGAACAATGGGACGCGTAACATGGCAGCCTTTGAATTGTGCGCAAAACTTACCGAAGCCCTAAACGCTGACGGCACAACTGCAGAAATCTTTCAGCAGTATACCGAATGGATGGCAGAACGCTACCCTATCTTAGAAGTGGCTACAATTTTAGGCCAAAAGAAAAGTGTTATTTACACGTTTGAACCTATAGGCGGTTCGTTTACCGACGATCTACTATTTCGGGGTTTCTAAGTAGCCCATTTCCTTACGCATACTTAACATATTAAATACGAAGATTAAGGGCAGTTCACCGACTGCCTTTATTTTTGTTATGTCACCTTCGCAAAGGTCGAATAGTAGTACTTCCCAGCCCCACTTCTTAGACTTCTTGGCTTGTTCTTGGGCCTTAAGTTCGGCTTTGTAAGCTTCTAAGCTATCAAATTCTTTAACGTCTATAGATTCTTCTAGGTCTTCGTCGTCGTCTTGGTTAAAAAGGTTTTCGTATTTCTTTAGAAAGTCTTCACGCCACTTCAAAAACTCAGGAATAATCCCGTATATTTCCGTAATATTCAAGTCTTCGAACTTGTCGTAAGCTTCAAACGGACTAAATATGTACGGCTCAAACTCGATATGCCCCCATTCGTCGGACTTAATACGTCTGTAAAAGATAGAAACGATATGCGAAATGTGTTTTAAGTAGTCATTACTTACAAAATAGTTCAAGTCTATGAACTCGTCTAGGGTTAGTTTCTTAAACGGCTTTAAAATGTACGTTTCTTCGTCTATCTTTAGTTCGTTTTTGAGGCCCTTTTTAGGCTCGCTAAGAACCCACTTAACCGACTTGAATAGTTCGGCTAGTTCATCTAAAGAAAGTTCTTCTAGTTCGTCGCTAGGTACGTCTAAAAGAATGGCAAGCGTTTCTACTTGCGTGTTAAAAAAACCCTCAGCGTCTTTGAGTTCGCGAAGTTCTTTAAACTGGTACAGCTTAACTTCATGCCACCCCTTCGGAACTTTCATTTAAGCTTTGAACTTGTTTGTTAATTGTTTCGGCAATAGCTACTAAATAAGGAACGGCTACTTCGGCGGGTAGTTCACGAATTATTTTAGACTTTAGTTTAATGTGCGCGTCGGTGTAGTGTTCTGTTTTACTTAGGTCGGTACGTTTGAACAAAACTGCTAGGGCTTCCGAAACATACCCTTTATGTTTGTGCGCTAGTATCTTTTCAATATGCTTTATGTCTTTAGCCGTAAGCTTAAAGTCTTGGTCGTAGGCTTGGTAAGTATAGCCGTCGTTTTCGAAACGCTTTAATAGTACGCCGTCGGGGTTCTTTGCCGTGTTAAAAAGACGGATAGCTTCTTTAAAGTCTTCGAAGTCCATGTCTTCAACCTCAGGAACGCCCATGTACTTAAATACTTCTAGGTGTTTTTCTACATGATCCATGTCAGGGTTGGCGTGAATGCTAGTAATGTCTTCGAATTGTTGAATAGTTAATTCGTTTAACTCGTTCGGAATGTCTTTGTTACAAATTGTTACCATAGTTTTTTTGAACAAATATAAGCGTTTTTTAATATGGTTATGGTAAACGACTTACCCATTTACAAAATAACTATCGACCCCGAATACTCAGACGGCGAAGACTTAGGCATCGAACAAATAGCGTTCACCTCAAACCCCGCTATCAAAGTTAAGGGAATGGCATTCTCAAACGTTACTAAGCGTTTCTTTTCAGACGAACTAAAGTACCGCGTAACTGCGCCTGCTATGATTCCTATGGAAATCTACAGACGCGACGACGAAGCGGGCGAATACTACGTGCAATTCGAAGAAGAAACTATCGAACAAATCTACGTTAAGTTCATGCGCGACCTACAGAATAGGAACGTGTTTAACTTAGAGCATGACCCAAATAAAGAAGTACCCGCGTACATTCTTGAAGCGTGGATAGTTGAAAACCCAACGCAAGATAAAGCCTTTACTACCTACGGCATCGAAGTTCCTAAGGGGACATTAATGTTAACGGCGCAAATTACCGACGCTGAGTATTACAATAAACTAGTAAAAGACGAACAACTAGGCTTTAGCATCGAGGGTTTTTTGGGAATGAAATTAAGTAACCAATTAACTAAATATAACATGAATTTCCCAGACGGAGAACACCTTATCGAAGGTAAAATCTACGTAGTTAAGGACGGCCAAGTAGTCGAAATTAAAGACGCCCCTGTAGCTGAAGAAATGGCAACAGAAACTAAGTGCGAAGACGTAGTCGAAGAAGAAGTAGCTACCGAAGAAGTAGCGTGCGAAGACACTAGCGTAACCGAAGAAGAAGTAGTAACAGAAGAAGTGCCTACTGAAATGGCTATCGACCCAGCTACAGACGCTGAAGCTATCAAAGCTATTATTATGCCAATTCTAGAAGAACGCGAAAAAGCTATTATCGGAATGGTTGCGGACCTTAAAAACCAAATCGAAGAACTCGGCGTAGCTAAAGAAGCTGTAGCGGAAGAAGAAATGACAAAGGAAACAAAAATGTCAGCTTTCGACAAATTCAAAGCGTTTCGCGCATCAAACAAGTAACAATTAAAAACAAAATAAAAACCAACACCAATGATTAGAAATCTAAAATTTGACTTGGACGTAGACACAAACGCGTTGTTATGTCCTAACCCAGATGAGTTTTACAGCCGTGCTTATTTAACTGAGGACATCGCTGATAACTATCGTACTTTGCCAGGCATTAAGTCGGCTACTAAATTAGCTAACGTTACTTTCGGTAATATCTTAGCTCCTTCAACTTGTAACTTCTCAGCACCTACAGACAACCTCGACGCAGTAGACATCGACGTTTGCGCACTTTCTGCAATGTCACAAATCTGTCAGTTCGACCTAGAGCAGTCTTTCTTAGCTTTACAAATGGCGCAAGGTTCTAACGGCGACTTTTCTGTAGCTTCTTTTATGTCTTACTACTGGTCAGAAATGGCTGCTAAAATCGGACAAGACCTAGAGTTAATCCGTTGGCAAGGTGACACCGCAAGCGAAGACGCAGTGCTTGGTTTGTGTGACGGCTACATTAAAAGACTTTGTGCAGACAACGCTGTACACGGACTTTATGCGGGTGCTATTACGTCTTCAAACGTACTTGCTCAAATGACTGCAGTTCTTAAAGCGTCACCAGCTGCAGTTCAAGCTAAACGTGCTGACCTTCGTTTGTTCGTTTCTTCTGACGTATTCGTAAACTACCAAATTGCTGCCGCTTCAGGTAACACTTTGACTTACGTTACTGAGCCTTTAGCACCTACTTTCTTAGGAATTAAAATCGTTCTTGCTGAAGGTATGCCTGTTAACACTATGGTTCTTGCTTTGAAAACAGACCTTATCTACGCATTTGACGCAGAAGGTGATTCTAAAGCATTGAAAGCGGTTAACCTTTCTGACTCAGTAGCTGAGCCTTATATCCGTACACGTGCGAACCTCAAAGCTGGTTTCCACTATACGAACCCTGACCAAATTGTTATGTACAACGTTTGTTTCGACTAATCGTTAACGACAATTTAAAAACATACGGGGCGGCCATAAAACGCCGCCCTTTTTTATAACCTTAAAAATTTTATACAATGGCTTGTGCTACACTAGAAGAGATTCTAAAATCATGCGACAATAATAGCGGCGGTATTTACACCCTATTAATTAACCAACAAGACAACATTACAGGCGTAACGACAGACGAAACAGGTACTAACTGGATCGTAACGGCTATTACACACACGTCGCCTTTTGTTGGCTTAGAGTTCAAACGTAACACTTCAAACTACACTGAAGACGGAACTATCGACTTAGTGAATGGTTCTTCTTACGTTACTCAAACTATTAACCTAGTTTTCCACAGACGCGACCAAGAGAAAAGCCGTGCTATTAAAGTATTAGGCTCAGGCCAGCAATACTTAGCAGCGGTTGTAGGTGACGCAAACGGGAAATATTGGTACTTCCCATTCTTGCAAGTTTCAGCTTACGGCGAAGGTTCAGGAACTACCCGCGCAGACGGCTCTAAGTATTCGCTTACTTTGGTTGCTGAAAACGAAACTTTAGCTTACGAAGTAGACGCTGACATTATCGCCAGCTTAACTTAA